TTTGAATAGCTAAATCTTTATAATAGTCTAATTTTTTACTACCAACATTGTATGTTATACTGTAAGCATGTCTTGCCACCGTATTTGGTTCATTAAAAATAGAACATGAAGATGCATATTTTTTGATTAAATAAATATAGATAAATATCATATATCTACCGGCTTTATAGGATGGGTCTTGTACTTTTTTTCCAGTATCTTCTAGTCGATGCATTAAATCAATTAATGATTCTCCGTATAATGGTGCTGGTTTAGGTAAAACAATAGGTGGTTCAACATCTTCATCTTCTTCTTTTTCTTCATCATCAGTAGGTAGTAAAACACATGTTCTACCTACTTTACGTGTTCCAGTAGGACATTTTTCACACATTTTAGTTTTTTTGTCATATTTAAAACTAGGAGGACATTTACTACCTACTCTTGCAATTTGAATAATTTGTTGAATAGGTTCTGGTGCTGGTTCTGGTTTTGGAACAGGAGCTGGTTTTGGTGAAGGTGCTGGTTTTGGAGTTGGTACTGGAACAGGTTTTGGCACAGGAGCTGCTTTGTTATCTGTTACACACGTTTTTCCTACTTTACGTGTTTTATCGGGACATTTTTCACACATTTTAGTTGTTTTATTATATTTAAATGTAGCAGGACATTTACTACCTACTCTTGCAATTTGAATAAGTTTTGGTGCAGGCTTTGGTGCTGGAGTGTTTTTTTTAGTAGAAACACACCGTTTTAATTTTTTATTTACTTTATATCCTTTTCTACATCGCTTTCCATCCCATGGGTATCCATCCATACTATATCTATTTATTTTTTCAAATAAAAATACCTCATTTAAATAATTATCGTCGTCGTGTGCGACGTTTTCGTTTTTTATTTTTACGCGATTTACGTTTCCCACCTACATATGCCAATTTATTATAAATATCTCCTAATTCATCCTTAAATTTTTGTATATCGGATGGAGTAGCAATTTCTTCATAATTTCTTAATATAGTATTTAGTTCAGTTCTTGCCATATCTACACCTCGTTCATTTAAAACTTGTTCAATAAATTCTCTGTCTTCGCGTATAGTTTCAGCATCAAGATTACGAGATTCCATATATTATATAAATATTTTAATTTGCAATGGATTGAGTTGCAAGTCTATCTGCTTCACGATTTCCATTGGAATGAATGTCATCTTCTGTCGTATGCGCTTGAACATGAATAAGTGTAATTGCCCGTTGTTTTACTAATGCATATAATTCTTTCACTAACTCTACATTTGGAATATCGGGAGGCCATCCATTCTTAGCACATTTTTTTCCATACGAATTTGCACATAACATTGTATATTTAGAATCTGTATAAATGCCAATTTTTTTATACTCTTCCGAAATTAATTTAATAGCTTCAATAACTGCTGTCAATTCTGCAACATTATTAGTTAATTTACCAGTCGTTAAACGAACACATTGGTTGAGAGGATGGTTTTCAGCAAAATAAATACCATAACCAGCACTAGCATTTTTTGTACCATTACGTTTACATGCTCCATCTGTATACACTATAATATCGTATGCAATTTCCGAAGCAGGTTGGTCAGTTACATAAGTAGGTCCATTTTTGTGAAATTCTTCAGCTTCTGCATATGTTTTAAATTTCTTATATTTTGGTTTCTTGTGAATTTCTTTTTTACAATCATCCCAAGTAGTAAAAATTCCATTTTGTATATGACCGGTATAAGTTGCATAATAGGGCATATACTAAATAACAACATAAACATTTAAACCTTTTACATTTTTAACATGTTTTGTATACTGACTACATGTGTATTATTTTCTTGTAGATGTATCGTTAAATAATATTCTCGTTCTTCATGGGTTGTCATACTCATAAAATCATCTAAATCTTCTTCAGATGGTTGTCCTTTATTTTCTATTCTATATAAGTAATCAGCAACTTCTTTTTGTGATAATTTAGTAATGTCGGTTTCTACTTTTTCTCTGTCTTCATCGGTGAACTCTGGTATGTCTTCTATTTCACTATCAAAATTTTCTTTAAATGTATGAAAGAAGGGATAAACAGCTTGTACTTGCTCTAACAATTCCATTTTTTCTTCCATTGACAAATTTGGTAAAGAATTTAATATACCGTCAGGTACATTGTCGTAATGTTCATAACGTAAAAAATATTTAATTTGTTTAGCACGATTATTAAATAATTGTGTAAAATAACTATTATATATATTGTCCATTAACGTATCCCAATTTAATACTCGACTTAACATTAATTTCATTAATATTTGTTTACTTTGCGGCAAATTTTCAGAATAAGATTTGGTAATAATACCATCTTTAATAAATTGAATATATACTTCTACTTCTGATTCGGTTAATTTTTCAACTTCTGTTTCTATTTCTTCAATATCTGCAAATGATAATGTAGCAGGAGTTTCTCCTACTTCAGGTAAAGGTTTACTACGTTTTTTTGTTTCTTCCAATATTTCATCTACTAAGTCTTTTAAATCAAGGTCATAAAATTCTCTGGCAGCTTCTTCACTTCCAATATCTTCTGTTACTTTAGAAAGATATTCTTTAATTTCTCTAGCAATTTGTTGAGTATATCCTCGAACTACATTTTTGAAATATTCAGGTTCATCTTTACCAATCTCAATACATTTTTCAATAATATCTTTTGTATTTAAAGTTGGATTCAATAAAATAGTTTCCATCATAAACATGTTCCACATTTGACAATACCCTTGTTCTTTTTCATTTTCAGGCAATAAACCTTCAATTAACTGAAAACCAGTGCGTGGGCATATTTCATACGGCGTTTTAAATACAGGAGTATATTCTTGCATCACAGGTTGAATGGTTTGTTCGAATAATTGTTTTAATTGTTTATTTAAATCATATTCACTGTATACTTCACTGTCTATAGAGGTTTCTTCGCCATGAGGTTCATATCTTTCTACCACTTTTTTGAATGGTCGATAAATAAGTATATTTACATGTGAACCAACGCCCGTATCAGTCATGAGCAAAGTAATAAAAATAAGGTCTGCTCCTCGTAAAACACAATCTTGCATTTCTGTAGCTAAATTTTCAGAATATTCTAATGTTTTAGCAGTAGCATCATAACGTATACTATAAGATTCTTCATTAAACAAAGAACATAAAGATGCATATTTTTTCATTAAATAAATATAAATAAAAATCATATATCTACCTCGTATAAAAGTTGGGTCTTCTACTTGTTTTCCAGCATCTTCTAATCTATGTAGTAAATCATTTAATGATTCGCCGTATAATGGGGCTGGTTTAGGTAAAACAACAACTGGTTCATCATCGACCTCTTCATCATCATCTGTAGGTAATAAAACACACGTTCTACCTACTTTACGCGTTCCCCGAGGACATTTTTCACACATTTTAGTTGTTTTATTGTACTCAAATCTAGGAGGGCATTCTTTATGTCTTTTAGGGATTTGAATAAGTTGTTGTACACCTTTTGGTGGTTTTGAAGCTAATAATGGCAATGGTTTGGGGGCTGGAGGTGGTCTTGGTGATAATTTTGGTAAAGGAGGTGTTGGTGTAGGAGTTTTAAGTTTTGGCAATGGAACTGATTTATTCGAAACACACCGTTTTAATGTTTTATTTAATTTATATCCTTTTTTACATGCAGTTCCATTCCATGTGTATGAATTATCCATATTATATATTTTTATTTTTTATTTTAATAATTTACAATTTTAAAAAATCACCATTTTTATAATGAAAAATTAAAAAACTAACAAGACCAATTAAAACATCGAGTAATAATATTATCCATGCGCGACGGTTTTTCATAATAGCCATGCCAGCAAATAAGAAATACATCATTGCATGAAGTGGTCTTAAATTATTCCACCAAATTTCTTCTCCAAATACTTCTGCCCCTGTTTTTCTAGCACCAAATAAATAAATATACAAAAAACCAATAGCAGGTAACAATGCCAAATATCCCATGAAAGGTAAATATTTAATATGTATTTTAGCAATATATACAAAAACAAATCGTGTTCCTATACACCCGATTAAAAATAACAAAAAACGTTTTTGTAAATTATTCATATACTTAGTAAATAAAATTCAAAAAAGGGTGATTTTATTGATTTTTATTTCTTTCCAAAATACGTGTACTTAAATATGCTTGAAAAGGCAAAACTATATTTTCTTGTGCTGGAAGTGGTAATGGTGCTTCCTTATATTGTTGTAAATCACGTGCATTCCATACTGGATGGGTTGCTCGCGGCTGACTTGTAATTTCTTTATTATAATCTGGATAAGAAATGGGAGTAGTAGTTAAATGATACGTAGGTGGAGTTTTAGATAATTTATAATTAATTCCTTTTAATTCGCTATCAACTTTAATACGGTCTTCATGTAAATTAGCACCCCATTTTTGAAGAATAATTTGCGGGTCAACAATAAAAGGTGGTCTTTCGCCATTACCAGGTTGGTTTAGATAATATAGACCTTGGTCTGTACTTTCTTGTAAATATTTCATAACACGGTTTGGGTCATCATGTAATCTCGTAAATGCCATATACTATAAAATATTAAAAATTAAATATTTTATCAATATTATGATAGTTGAACAAATCAATAAAGA